CACCTTACTCTTAAACTCAGCAACTTGATTAGCTCCTTCAATATCAAACACATGGAATGCGGAGAAATCCTGTCCGTCACCTCTAGCAACATCAGCAACAACCATATAACTCTTAGTATAGTCTGGGTACTCCCATATCCAGTAATCACCGCTTACTCCTCGTTTTTCAATAGGATCGTTTTGAGCTGTTGTTTCGTAGAAGATTAAGTCTTCAGGTTCAAATACCGTATCACCGGAAGATAAAAAATCACAGTCACACTCTTGAGCGGCCATCCTAGGACCTAAGTCGGCATCCTGTAGATCTCTCCACACTTGGCTTCTTTCAGGGTGAACAGTCCACGGTAGCCTGATTGGGATAAAGCTATTCTCACCAGTTTCGGCTTTTTCCCAGGTCTGATGGAACCAGTTACCAATACCGTTGGGAGTAGATAGAGCCATACATTGACCACCGGTTGCAAGTGTTTGTTGTGCTGATGCAAATGTTTCATCTATATTGTCAATAAATGCAGCTTCATCTATAATAAGTAATGATACAGCTTCTGAACGAGCAGCATCTGAATTAGATGATTTTGCTGATATTCTTGAACCGTTTTTTAATCTTAACGATAGTTTGTTCTTCTCTACTGCTTTTAATTGTAACCAGCTTGGTAATTGTTCGTACATAAATTGTACCTTAGTTACAAGGTTTCTGGCTGTAGCTTGAGTAGTAGCTAATGCAAGTACGTTTTTATCTTTGTGGAAGATCATCAACCACAAACTGTAACCGGCTGCTAAAGTAGAAATACCTAACTGTCTTGATTTAAGAGTAATTAAGTATTGATTATCTTTGAATAAATGTAAAACTTTATCCTGGAATGGATATAAGTTGAATAATATACGTCCTCTCTGCGGGTGCTGTATATAACAGTACTTACGCATGAAGTATGCAGGATCTTTTGCACACTTAGCGTATTCCTGTATTACTATTTTCTTTACGTCTTGCTGACTCATTTACCTATCTTCCAAAATACTTTGAAAGTGTAGATAGGTACAAGTTCATTATTGATACCTACCCCTATACCGTAAGCGTTTCTCTTCTTACCTTTGTATAGTAACTCTCCGTTAATAAAATCTAATTGAGTAGGTTGTCCAGTTAACGAAATACCGCCGTAAAACTCCCTCCTGTTGAGGTAAACAGTATTAGTAATTGTAGTTGTTGGGATGAAAATGTTGGATTGTACATCTCTAAATGAAATTAAGTTTCTAGTGATAGTATCATTTATCACCACAGAACCTAAAGTATCTATTTGAATAGTATCAGTGTAAAAGTACTTTGCGTAATAATCTTCTAACACTGAAATCGTATCAATAGGTGCAGTAAACGTATCAATATTTACTACTACCTTTTCAATGATTTTAGGAACGTATTCAGTCTTAGCAACCTCAACAGTATCCCATTTAGTTACAACCTCTGTTTTTATAATCTCATCTACAATAGGTTCTGTTCTACGGCACTGTGTTAACCATAGTAAAGCTACCCCTAAGACTAGTATTACAATATGTTCGAATTTAAAACCTCTCATTATATATAAATATATACTTTACTTTTTCTTGTAATCACACATAATATGTGATGGATATAACTTTCCTTGCTTGTTTCGAATATTAATTTTGAACCTATATTTTTCAGATTCAAATACAATATCTATTCTTTTACCTTTACCTGTTTTTCCTCCATACTGTATTTCTATACCAGAAGTAGGTTGTGATGCTGCTTTATTATATTCGTCTCCTACGAAGAAAAATTCAGTCGTTCTACCTCCTTTTAGCATATAGTAACCTGTACCTATACCGCTTTCTACTAATCTGAATAGCTTCTCCTTGTCGTAATCAGTAGTAACTTTATGATACTGTGAGAAATCAGGACCGGATCCATCTTCTTTGTATTCATTAAATACTCTACAGAATAGTTCGTTGTCGATACCAAAAGTATCTAAAAGGGATACACCGTTCGGAGTGTCTATCTTACCGTCGGAGAAATCATCTTTTGGAAAAACAGTAACGGCAACTCCGGAGTTAAAAAATGTTAGAGTTCCTCCGAACTTTAGAGAGAGGTATATCGTTTCTGATCCTTTAAGAATTGTTAAGTCAGTAAGTGTTGCAGCTAAATTATCTTCTGCGAATCCTACGATCGGCCCTTTTTCTGTGAACTCTAAGGGTCTTCTCTTATTTTCACCACCTTCGCTCTTAACACTGAAGTTAGTAGGGGTTAGTGAGAATTCTCTTATGATTGATTTAGTAAGTTCAGAATGTATGTATTCTTCAGTTCCTGCTTTATAGTTGTTTAAGTCTTGAGCAATCTCTTCCTCAAACTTTAAACCTTTACTGTTAACGCCTCGACCTCCTCTTGAACCTTCTCCAAAACTAATAGAAAGACCGTTCCATCTAATAAATTCATTGGGATCCTCTATTTCAATCCCTAGACCGTTTTCTAAATGCTCTATAAAATCTCTGTTATTCTTTAAGGCTCTCGTTATTTTAGGACTATTCTTCTTAACAGGATCTAGTGCTATTGGATCTTCTATCTTTAATCCAGGGAAAGATTTTACTATTTTGAATAGTTCTGCTACCTTAGGATTGCTTATCTGTTCAGCAGAGGTAGGAAATTCGGTGTAAGCTTCAGTAAGATCGAGTCCAAAAACTTCTCTTAAGATTTTAAGATCATCTTCGTTAGTGAGATCAGGGTAACCTTTTTCTGTTCTCCATGACCACTCTTGTATGAGTTTATCTAATATATCCATTTTCTATGCTTCTACGCCTGCGAATACATCTTCTTCACCGGATGATGTTTCTGCTCCTGCTTCGGTTCCTCCTTCTTCACCACCTCCAAATCCAGCGGCTCCGCCTTCTTCACCGGGGAAGTCTCCGCCTCCACCTTCAGCACCACCAAATACATCTTCACCGGATTCTGCATCGGCGAATTGATCGGTAATAGGACCTGATGCTAACATATGTCCAATCTTATCTAAACATTGCTGGTATTCTGATACGTTGGTTAAGAAGTATCTCTTACCTTCTACAGTAGCTTGAAAGCCTTTACCCATCCACTTTAATTGGAAGTCTTGACCGTTCTTAAACTCTACTTTGAATGTAGATGGTTTAGGGGACATCCAGCCAATTTTTTCTACAAACTCTTCGTAGTCGGGAGTAAGTAAGTGAACGATGGTTTTCTTTAATGTAGGGAATTTAGCTAAGATCTCTGGTGTTGGATCAGTAACTTCATCTTCTGCTGCCTCTACTTCTTCAGCATCGGCAAATTCAGTATCAGGAGCTTCTTCCGGTACCCCTTCAGTCTCCTCTTCGTCGCCTTCGGCTTCGAAAAGTAAACCAGATGCTAATACTTCGTAATAAGCTTCTTCGATAATATCTTTTAATTCTTGCTTAGTCATCTTATCTTACTCTACAGTGATCTTTACCTGTTAAAAAAGGTTTTTTACATTCAGTACCTTTAACGTGTGTTCTCCCACACTTACCGCAACAAGTAGCTTTTGATTCTGTTAGATGCTTTTGCTTCATTTTTTTATAAGCTTTTATTACATCTTGGTTAGCTTTAACGATAGCTAAAGCTTCTTTATCTCCAGCAGCTGCTTTTTTAAACAGAGGCTGTATTTTCTGAAATGCAGAGATAATCTTATCGTCTTTAGAAGCAGCTTTATTTAACTTCTTATCGCCTTTAGGTGCTTTAGCTGAGTCATCCTCAAAACCTGTAGCAGGTGCTTCAACATCATCCTCTCTTAAATTCATTAACGGCACTTCTTCTACTTCAGGCTCTTTTACATCTGGTACTCTACCGGTTTTCATTTGCTTTTTGTTGACATAGAAAGGTTTTGCACTTTTATCTTTTGGATCGATTAAAGTAAAAGTACCTGCGCTATCAATATCTAAGATTTCGTAATCGTGTCCTTGATAGTTGACAATCTTATTTTTTGCTTTACCAAAGAGTTCGTTCAATTCTTCATCCGGTTCTTCAGAATGACCGTCTACTGCTGCATCGATTTGAGGCTTCATAGTCTCAAACTCTAAGTAGTGAGTGGCTTTAGATATATACTCTCTAGCCATCATTACCTTGTGCTGCCACCAGTTTGGAAAATCTACTTGATCTTCCATCTGTTCATACTGGTGTAGCAATTTATAGAGCTTAACAGCGTACTCAGCAGTATCGAATGCAAACTGCTTCAACATACCAGGTTCGTCGTCGATATGACCTACCGAAAGTGTTTCTTCCATGGCTGGTTTTATATCTCCTTTTTTACGGAAAGATAACGGTGTACCGTTTTTTCTAGCTTGCATGATAACTTTTTTCTGATCTGGGGTAGCGGTTTTTTCAGTACCGTCGGTAGTTGGGACTTCTGTTGTGTTTTCGTCTACCCCGGTTGATGCTGCTTTAATTTTATCAACATGACCTTGAATATAAGAGTGCTCTTGCTCTAGACCCATCATCTGAGCCATCGACATGATTTGATTAGCTACTGCTTCGGCAGCAAGTACATCTGCTTCAGTTGCGCCTCTTTCTAATGCCATCTCTTCCATAGCGAATAAGGCGTCTTGAAGTTTAGCAGCTCTTACTGCTAGATCGATATCCTCTACTTTACTTTCAATATCCTGGTATAATGTCTTAGCACCTGGGCACATATGGTAGTGCTTAGTTTGATAATCTCTTACTGTAAGTTCTAAGTTAGGATCTGTTTCGTGCTCTACTAAAATCTGTTTTACAGCTTCTACGAGCATTTGTTTACTAAAAGATATGGCCATGTTATCTTGTTTCTTTATAAATAGCAATTAGTCGTGGTAGTTAATAAACCTACGCAAAGCCTTAGCTTTAGTACTACCTTTATCTTTCATGCTACTAAGTTTCTGTCTTACTTTGGAGATTTTAATCTTACCGTCTTCTCCTTTTAGGCTTGAGTCTTTTGATAAGATTCCTGGGTTCATTGCTTTATGAACATCTTTGGCTTCTTGCATCTCTGCAAGTACCTCTCTTATGATTTCTGTTAATTTTTCTCTAGTCATAGCTGTATAATGGAAACTACAAAAACATTATATTTGATCTCCTACATCTCCTGACGTAGTTCTTCTTCGGTATAAACGGAATAGGAAACTTCATCAGCTATCTTTATTTATCTTCTTGCCAGATGCTACTGCGTCTTTATGTGCTTTAGAGTTTTTGTGAGCTGGTTTTTCACCTCTTGCTCTCTTAGCTCTAATGTTAGCCCATAACCCTGGTTTTTCTTCAGCGAGTATTTCTTCGATGAGTTCACGCATAAAAGCGTACATATCGCTCTTAGTTTTCTTCTTGTCTAAGGAATCTTGTGTCATCTAAATCTATTTTTATCACCAAGTTACCTTCGCCTTTGATTACTCGGTGCCATTCATGCCTTAATATAAATAGGATGTCTCCTGGAGCTACTTCGTATGGTAATTCGTTATCATACTGAAAGCCCCATCCTTTACCACATTCTAAAATAGTTACTACTCTATCTTCATCATCCTGATGCCATTTAAATTCTTCAGGATCAATATTAGAAGAGAACTCTCTAATGATACATTTATCTGTAACAGAAAGATTCTGGTAAGGCCTACCAGTATCCTCCAAAGCTTGATTTGAGTCCGAGTAAACTTGCATATCTTGGTAATCGGCAAGACCAGTATCCTGCTTTAGTTTTATCTTTTTTGGCGGGACAGTTGTGGCGGTCTGAGAAGGCTTTTCTTGCTTTAGAGTTATTAATCTTAGCTGTTAATCCTCCTTTAGCGTCTCCAAAGTTTACTACTACGACGTTTCCTTTATCGTTCTTAGTGTATACTTTGTACTTCTTAGGACCGGTGCTTCTCTGTGGTTTATTGAGCTTTACTTCTCTACCTTGATACTTTGCTTCAGACATACCCATACTTTTACGGAGTTTTTCTCGAACGCCTGGGTTCTTCTTAAAAAAGTTTAAAAAGTATTCAGCAGCTTTGTGAGCTGGTCCTGATAGGTCTTTCATGTAGTAGTGTACGTCTTCTTCAGTCTTACTTACAATATCTTTTAATACCCTAAACCAAGTAGCAAAGTACTTAGGTTCATAATCAACATATTCGTTGAGAACTTCGGCAATTGTTTCTTTAGAATCTGCTTGGTAGATAGTTAAATCTACTACCCATACATCTACGTTTTCAGTTTGGATCTCTCTAAAAGTATCTTGACCGGTTAAAATAACGTACTTCTTATTCCCTTCTAGCATAAACTCCGCTAAGATGGGCATTACCTTAGAAACGTCAGCATCTGGGTTCATATCTTCTTCTGATAAGTACTGTGATACTGATGATGCTCCTACAGTATATGCTGCTCCTCCTGCTGCTTTACCTTTGCTAGCCATTTCTAGCCATGCATTGTATGGCTCTATATTTTTCTTTCTAGCTTCTTTTTCAACGATACCTCTGATGATTTCATCTTGTTTGGCGGCATTCCATGCTTGAGTGTATTCTGTAGTCTGAGGTTCAGTAACAACTACTACTTCAGTAATCATCGGGAAATCTAGAGGTACTCTTTTACCTTCAAACTCTCCATACTCTCCTACTTCAGTTTCAAATAAAAGCTCCGTATCCTCTAAACATAGTTCTGTGAGGATTCCTCTGTTCATTAAATGACGAGCTTGTTTGATAGTAGAGAAGTATGCTTCTGAACCTGGACGGTATACATTTTCATATAACGGTGTTTTAGTATCGAGATGGTACTTTAACCCTTCCGTTAATACTTCTGTTAGTTTAGATTCTGTTAAAAGCATAAAGAGTTTCTTTATAAATAGTTACTCCATATGCTTCTTAAGATGCTTAAGGTATTCGTTCATACCTGTAAGTAACTCCTGTTTCTGCTTCTGAGTGTTACCTTTCCAGTCCTCTACATCACCTTCTTCAGTAACATATGTCATAGATTCTGCAAGGGTGTCCTGTACCCATTGTTCTAACCCGTTTGCCCATGCTTCCATGTTACCTCTCATCATAGTCTTTTCGTACTTCTCGTACAAGCCTGCTTTTCGTAAGTCTGCTTCCATATCGACAGTACAGTCAAAACAGAAGCCATGAACCTTATACATCTTTTTAGCTAAGTGATGTTTCATAGATCCTCCACACTTAGGGCAAGTTAAAGGAGTTTGCATAGATTTCTTAGCGGAGTCTAACTTAGTTATATTTTGTTTAACACCGTTTCTTATAGTCCAAGTTCTACCATCTTCTTTCCAGATGTCTCCTTCGCTATGCTTCTCTCTCTTCTTAGAGTAACCTGTTCCGACTGTAGTTCGGCTAGTAAAATCTTTCTTAACTAGATTTCTAACTCGATTTACTGCTTTAGAATCAAATTCTTTCTTCAGTTGACTTTCGCTCATCTTCTTTTTGTAACAGTTTAGATCTTCCTTCGGCAACGCTGTAATCAATTACTCTAAGGAAGTCGTTTATATAACCTTCTCTTCTAGATCTATGTTTTAGATAGTATGAGTGTTCCCATACATCCATTGCTAATAAGATAGTCCCTTTAAATCGATTATCCAAATATGGGTTATCTTGATTAGGGTGAGATTCGATAACTAACTTATTTCCTTTCTCTATTAGAAATACCCAACCGGAACCGAACTGCTTTAAACCAGCGTCTTTAAATTGTTTTTTGAATTCTGTAAAAGAGTTAAAACTCTCTTCAATTAACCTCCTGAGTTTTGATGATGGAGCTTTATATATGGGAGTCATATTCTCGAAGTAGAGTATGTGGTTGTAGAAGCCTCCTCCATTGTTTCTGATCTTGTCGTTATTGGAGTACTTTCCTAAAATCTTTTGAATAGCTTCAATCTGATCTTCAGCTTCAACTATAATGTTTTTTTCTTTTAACTCTGCATTTAATTTATCAGTATACCCCTTAAAGTGATTACCGTAGTGCTCGTCCATTGTCTCCTTATCTATGTAAGGTTCTAAAGATACAGGTCTATAATTTAAAGCGGGTTGAGTAAATTTTATCTTCTTCACCTGTTCCTTGAGTACTTCTTTTTCAGAGTCATCTACAGGTTCTTCTTTATATAACTTTCTCAATCTTTCTAAAACTGATGATATGTCAGATGCATTCTCTGGGTGGTGTATCCCAATTCCTCCGGCGGATTTCCAGTTGTTAATATTATCAATCCTATCGTCTATTAATATGGGGATATAACCGTTGGCGATATCACTTGTTGCAATTTCTTGCTTATCTTTTGACCTCTTAAATAAAACATCGCTAGAACTTAAACCTAAGTTTTGACCTGCCCATTGAGTTTTTCCTTCAACTGCTGTAGGTTCAAAGTTACTAAAGTCTCTGTAAGCTCTAGGAGGTGCAGTCAATAGTTTTGGATCGTACTGTTTGATTGCTGCCCATAACTGACGGCCTGATGGAGTCCAAGGCATTCCAGACCAGAACTTAGCTCCTACTCTTCTAATCATTGCCCAGAAGTAAGGTGCTCCTTTTTCAGCTTCGATCTCTCTAGGACCTTTACCGAATAGGTATTCAAAACGATATTTGAAATCACACAATACTCCGTCCATATCGCAATATAAACGGTACTTCTTCAATTCAGGATTCAAATCCTCTTTTGTAACTTCGAACAATTCTAACAAACTTTGCATTTTATTTTAATTCTGGTATTCCTCCTATTTCTGCTGCTCTAGTTTTCCACTTGTTGTAGATCTGCTTACTGTTGGCTTGAGTGATAATTCCATCACCTACTAAGTCTGTTAGGTAAGCGTCTACAGTGTCCTGGAAGTTAGTTTTATCGTATTTTGACTTAGCGTACAAACCTTGAATGTTAGCATCCACCTCTTTAGGTAGTAAGAAGTACTTATAAAAGAGTTCAGGATTCTGTCTAATCTTCTGTCTCCTAGCTTGATCACCTCTCATCCATTTATCAGGCTTAACCTGCTCTCCACTTTGAGTTAAGTGCTCAGTCTCGTGACGAATGAGGTCTGTTAACGTAGGTTGAATTTGTTGAAGCATATTAGTTCCGTCTTCTGGGTTGAATGCTAAAATGATATCTAATTCAGCTTCGTCAGCAGAAGCTTCTCCATCAACGTAATACTTTCCTTTCTCCACTTCGTCTGAAAGAGCAAACTTGAGTGATACCCCTACTTCAGTTGGTGTACCTTTCTCACTCTGACTCTTAAATACTCCTAAGTATGCTGATTGGTATTCAGAATTGAGCATGAGTCCGAGAGGAGTGAATCCGTATTGCTTAGCTAACTTTCTATCTTCCTCAGTAGGTTCCCTTTTAATCGGTAAATTATAACCTCCTAACTTTTCTCCCTTCAGTAACTTATTAAGAGCCTCATTAACTGCTTTTCTAACATCTACAACGATAGAACGGTATTTAGTTCCTTCTTCCACTCTCTTTCCATGAACATATTTAACTCCGGTAGCAGAAGGTTTTTCAAGCTTTTTGATCAAATCATCAATAATTTGCTCCAGATGTTTAGTAGAGGCAGATCCTTTAGCTGCTTTTTTTATCTTCATAATTAAAGCTTGTTTTTCAAAATCCTTTAAACCTGCTTCATTAATCATATCCAAAATCTCTTGTAAACTATCTACCTTATCTATAGGAGCTTGTTCTTTATTTGAGTTTTCCCAATCTCTAAATAAGAAGCTACCTTTAGCGTGAGCTTCTTGTTCAATAGCTTTTAACTCTTCATTTGCATGAACATCGGTAGTATAGAAAGTTAGATTCTGTCCCTCTAAGTTTTGCATATGATGAATAAGTTCGTGACAGAAGCTTCTTAAAACATCCTTAGGATGACGGCCGGTTACGTACAGTACAATCTCTCTATTCTGTGGATCGTAGTAGCCTGTTTTTCCGAATAAGTTAGCTGCGTTTTCTTCATCTTGTCTGATCTTAACTTCCGGGATAGGAGTAACTTTCATTCCTTTAGTCATACAGTATTCTAAGATAGAAGCAATGTGAGGTGCAAAATCAAATTGACCGGTAGTTTCTTCTGCTACTTCTTCTGGTAGCTGTCTTTGATGAGGAGTCCAATCATCTTGGTGATTTTTATTTTTATCAAAATACGGTACCGATACTCTAATATGATCTTGTCTGTACTCTACATCGAATTCATCTGGTAAAGCGTCTTGTAAGATCTTTGTATAGTTTTGTAGCTTCTGTCTTTCCTCAGAAGGCAATACTGCAATAGGTGCTGCATGAGAGCCTTTAGTTACTTCCTCTACTTCTTCTTGTTCTTCATACATGAAGTTAGCAAATAACTCATCGATAGCATCTGCCATTTTAGTTTCCGGTGTCTTCACAATATCGTATACTTTATCTTTATCTACTACATCAGGCAGTGCTTGAAAGAATGCTTCTTTATCTCCTGCTTCTAATGCCTTCCTTGCTTTTGTTCCGCTAACATCTGTACCGGTATCTGCAATCCTAATTACATTTAGATTTGAATACTTCTCAGGATTCTTTCTTAAATGAACTTCTCTCCTATCTGCTTCTTTTGCGTCATCTTCGTCTCTAACTCCTAGGAACCAGAAAACTTCATTTCCAGGATTTTTACTTGCTTGACTATATGCTTTTGCAATAGGTTGATCTGCTGGTAGGATTTCAATAGCTCCTGGTAGTTCGTTAGCATAGAGTTTCCAGATCTCAATAGCTTGGTTTTGAGTAATAGCTGCTCCTGCTCTAACTTTACCTCCAACGTAAATAAGAAGCTTATCTAAGTCCGGTACTTTGCTTAATGCTTGTTTAGCAAAAGCAAAATGACCTTTATGCGGTGGTTTAAATCCTCCTCCTATTACTCCTACTTTCATTACCCTACAAATTGCTTAACTCTTGATGATACTTCATCTTCACTTCCTACAAGGTACTTATCTACCTCATCACGAACCTTGCCAAAGTTAGTTGCTAACTGAGTTACTTCTTGTTGAAAGAGTCTCTGAGTAGTCGCTCTGCTCTTTTGTCTCTTTTCTAGTTCTTCAGGAGATAATTCTTCATCAGGTACTTGAGATTTAAAACTTGATGAGAACTTATCTCCTCCTTTTTCGATGAGGTCTGTAAAGTACTCTTCTAATTTATTCGCTTTATAAGCAGCTTCGAAGGCATCTACTTCTTTCTGCATCTCAGCATCTCCTGCTGGAGATTGATACATAAGGAAGTTCCTCCCTAATTTAGCGCTGTAAGCTCCAATATTACCGTAAACGCTGTTCCAGGTTTTTAACACGGCAAACTTAGGTACTTTTCTCTCTCTACTAAAGTTACGTAAAAACGATACCATAGGGTGAGCGTATACCATCACCATTAAGAAATCGTAATTACCGTCATTTAAGTAACCTGGGTGAGGTTCTTTTTTATTTCCTATCTTACCGCCAAGCATTCTATTAGCGTTAGATGCTGTTGTATCCCATACGAAGTTTTTCTTTCCTTCCATGGCTTGAGGTACGTCTTTAGCATCAACTTGTTGACTAGCCATTGACAGGTTCATCGGATTCTCTTCTCTCTCAATATACGTATCGGGATTTAAATACTCCCATTGATCTGCAGGTAAGTTTGGTTTGATTGCAGATTTATATAATGTAGTTTTACCAGCACCTGCAGCACCTGCCATAATAATGGCTTTTGCGCTTTTAGGAGCTTCATATAGAAGAGCTTCGATTAGTTTCATAGTTTAACTTTGGTAGGATAACTATTATAAATAGGTTCCGTAGTCGGGTTATCGAGTTTATATAAACTATAGATAGTCTTAAAGAGTTCGAAGTTCTCATCGATATTATCGATTTGTTTGATTTCCCAACCTTTTCCTTGGTACACTCCTTCTTTTTTTGATTCTGATCTCTTAGAAGATTTTAACCATAAGATACCTGTTCTATCAATCTTTTGACCGAACATCTCTTCCCATGCTTTAGCATATGCTGCTAACTGCAAGTCGTATGAACGGTGTAAATTATTTGAAGTTTTAACATCAAGTAACCATCTTTCTCCATCCATCTCTACAATCAAATCTGCAGTACCTGCGTACTCGTATTTGTCTGAGAATGTAAATTCTTCAGCAGCAATAATAGTTGGTTTATGTTTCTTAAAAAACTCTGCTGCTTTTAAGATCATATTCCAAACTGTAAGGTTGTATTTAGCGTTACCGAAGTCATCCATCCAAGTAATCTCTTTACCTGCAATCAGGTCTTCTACAGCCTCGTGTACTGCTGTACCCTCTTGTGCAGCTTTCCGCATAATGAGATCAGCATTATGTCCAACGTCTTTCAGCCAGTTATCGAAGAACTTATTCTTAGGCATATACTGTAAAACAGTAGTAACAGAAGGGTAATAAACTCCTTCTTCCTTTTTGTAAACTCGACGGTCTAAGAACGTAATCTGTTCTAATTGACCATCGTACATTAACTTCTTCTTCTTATGTTCATTCAGAACATTAGCACCTTTATATATCATGCTAGTTGTAGTTTATGCTTCAAGAGGTCGCTGAAGGTTAGCTCTTGAGCGGATTGGACGTGATGAGTAAAATTAGAGAAACCCATCTCGCTAGGATCTTTGTCTACCATATCTACTAAGAAGACACGTTTACCCATTGATAGGAACTGCTCAGAATAGCTTAGCGCTTTTTTCAGAGCATCTTTATCCAATGCTATATAAATGTCTTGAACCTTAGAAGAAACTAATTTCTTCATTAAGCTCTTAGATAAAGTTTTACCTAAGATCGGAACAGCATTACGCTTAACAGCCATAGCATCAAATACTCCTTCAACAAGTATAATAGGCTGGTTCCAGTTAATCATATTTTCAAATACTATAATATCTTTAGAGGCGGATGGGTTTTTATACTTCATAAAAGCATCTTCGAACGTCCTACCTACAAAGAAGTTTAATTGATTATTTTCGTTATACGATGGAATGATAATTCTACCTCCGTAATCACCGGTCATACAGTATCCGATGTTGTATTTAATAAAATCATTATCAGTCAATCCTCTTTTATAGAGGTACTTTCTGATCTTATTAGCGATAATAGAGGTAGTAGAGGCTGAGTAAAGGGGTTGGAATTCTTTCGGTAATTCAACTACCTCTAAGTCGTGGTAGGTAATCTTATCACCTTTCTTGACGTATTTGAGAACTTCAATAGCCTCTTCTTTACCGACTTTCATTTGTCGAAGGAGAGACTTAATAGTACGTCCTCGAGTATTACATACCCAGCACTCCCAAGGATTGTGTCCTTTCTCGTCAGACACTATCTTGATCTCTAATTTAGGTTTACGGTGATTACAGAACGGGCAATGAAACGCGTAATTGTCTCTTGCTCGTTTATGAGATTTACCTAAAACATTTTCAACTGCATTTAAAAGCAATCCATTCTCCATAGAGAGTATAACTAGTTATTACCTTAATATAAGAATTTAATCTCAATTAAGCAACTATCTTCCCTGTCCTCTATACTTCTTTTTGTAGTTAGGAGAGTTCTTACTGTTAGAGGTTCTAGTCTTTGCGTGAACGTTTGGACGAGAGATTTTTGGTCTATCGATACGTAGGTTAGTGGTTTGTCCTTTAGCCATTATATAAAATCTTTCTTGTAGAACTTTCCTAAGATATTGTCGTTAAGAAAATCTGAATCCTCTAAAGCATCGTTCTTAAATATATGCTTTATTTCGTAATAAGTCAACAATTTCTTTGTAGGAACGAAATCTAAGATCTCTCTAGTCCAATCCTCTGGTTTAGAGGTACGAGCTAGCTTTTTAATATCTTCCTGAGATCCGTAATAAGTCTTCCAGTCAGATTCCTTAATTACTTTTTTCTTAGCAGGTACTCGGCCACCTATACCGGCTGCTTTTCTCTCTTCTCTTAAAGCTTCTGTCTCCTTCTTACCTAACTTTACGTTACGTTCAAAGAACAAAACTTTCTTTCCTATATACTTTTTTTGAGTTGGTAGATGTGTAACTCTGTAGATAAACCCATATGTGCCTTCGGGCATGTCTGAGATTTCTGTGATGAGTTGCTCTTCATACCTCCAATTTACTGGAGTTAGTGCCATTATGCATCAAATTTTACTGCAAACGTCATATCATTGTATTGTGATTTAGGTACAGGTTGTCCTAGTTTTCCAACTGCTATGAGTTCGTTTGCATCGTTATACAGTCCTACTGTTGTGACATATGGCTGGAAATAACTTCCCGATACGTTGTCGTTAATAGAACCGCTTTCGTCTGTATTGTTAAATGTTGATGGGTTTAGTGAGTAGTTTAACTGTGATTGGTTAGATCTACAATTGTATGTATGTTCGTAGATAGTATGAGATCCTTTCCATGATAATGATCCAGAACGCAGTACCTGTTCTTGAAATCTCTTAGCTACATCGGATTTAGTTAAGGTTAGCATTCCGTGACTGTAGTATATATTACCTAGTAGCTCGTTATCTGTGATTGTGCTCGCAGGGTGTATCTCGTGATTTGTGGTTGTAGTCTGTATGCTGGAGCTTACGGCAGTGATTGTGATAGTGCCTGAAGTTGTTGTATCTATAAAACTAGTCCTGGAGGTATCATTCGATGTAATTGCAATTTGATCGATGTTAACAGCAAGTACTTCAGCTTGGGATCCTGTTACGAATGTTACTTGAGTCGTTCCATTATTTATATAAAATGGCGACGTGCCTTCTGCTCCGCTATATGATGCAGTTGTTACTGTATAGTTGCTAGGCACTTTAGTTTCTGATACAAAGTTTATTCGACTTATACCGGGGATACTTTCAATAGTACTGGTATCTGTTGAAGTGAACGATTGATTTGATGAGCTAACAGAGCTGCTTATCGTTGCATTATAACTTACTGCTCCTGATGCAAATAAATTTCCTTCTCCATCATCTATGATATGAAATACTGATCCAGAGTTAAACTCAAACGTTCCTGGTTTAATATTCTCTCCGAATAGAAATTGTGGAATAGATACAATAGCAATATTATCTGATAAGCTCTTAGTGAAGAATAAAGTAGATTGGTTAAAGTTATCAAAGCTACCGCTTTCGTAAGAAGCAGAGTAATTTGAATAATACAACTGCTTAACTGAGCTATGATACCTATCTGAGGTTGTCGGGATAATATCTCCTGATCTAGAACTACTCAATGCAGTCCCTAACCTAAACCTCACACCGGCAATAATCCTCTCCTGATTCGTTGAATAGGAGTAGGATTTATGCGCAGTATACGGAGTTATAAACGCATCTTGTTTGTTGAGTTTTATAAATGCACTCATTCATTAGAAGTCTAACTTGATACGTACTAATGCTTCTTTAGTGAAGTCTTTTAATAATGGTTGTGATAGCTTAGCTACAGCTAGAAGGTCGTTATTATCGTTGTATAATCCAACTGTTGTCATATAAGCTTGAGGAGCATTAATCATCACGTTGTGTTGTAAGTCTCCTGAACCTGTGATGTTAGATGGATTGGTCGAGTAGTTGAACTCTGAGTTTCTAACTCTAACGAAAGCATACTGTGAGCTAACTGTCTCTTCTGAATTTAACCTAATACCTGTTAGAGCATCAAAAAATCTTCTAGTATTTAGACCGTTAGTATTTGATGTAGTCGTAGTTGCTGTAGCAATACTACTTGTATGGAGTAACACTGTGCAGATGTCTGGTAAGAAGTATCCTTTCTCTGTAGTATTGAAAGCTCCATCTGCTATACTTCCTGAAACTAGTTTGTAAACTCTTCCTGCATCACCATAAGTTACTGTTGTGAGTGTAGTACTGTTGTCGATAAAGACTCCGTTATCTGTATTAATTTCGAAAGTTCCCGGCAGTAATTTCTCTTTATATCTTGCTCTGTCAATAGATATTACATAGAACTCTGATAGAGTTGTACCGTTTAGTGAGAAGTCCGTATCTTCATCTCCCAGTACTAGTGTTCTATATTGACCGTAAATTGTTGAAGATGGGGACTTACCATCTACCGCACTGTTGTATAGTAATGAACCTGATCCTGCTTTATTAGCGTAGGAGATAGAGAACTGTACTGCAGCATTAGTTAATGCTGAACCGGTCTGGTATACATCAACATAATACTGATTGTTTGAATTATACTGTTCAGATGATGTAAAGAATGTGCTTAACGTTGGGGCACCGGTAGACCATACAGGAGCAGTGATTGATTCTGCACTAATGGCTATATCGTCTGTTTCGAATCTTTTGAATGACATATGCTATTAGAGTTTAGTGATGGTTACTGGTACGGTGATTCTAGCTCCAGAATCTCTACCGATAATAGTTAATGATGTTTGCAATGATGTATTAGAGCCGAATAAAGTATTTACTGTTGTAGCAGTAAAGTTTAATGTGGTTCCGATTACTGTCTTAGATACGTTAGTACCTAATGTAGTAGTTTGATTTAATCTCTGAGCTTCATCAGTGTTGATACCTGCACCGTTAAATGCTGCAGCTACTCTAGCGTCTGCAATGGTGAAGACGTATCCGTTTGTTTCAGTAGTGTTACCTCCTCCTAAGTAGTTTAAGGTTTCAGGAGTAATAGCTTGAGATTGACCTTGTTTCAGAGAAATACTTGCTACAGAAGCTAGGATTGGTAATCTAGCAGTACCTCTTGGTAAGGTAGTTAGTTTGTATTTCATGATCTGTGTTTCATCAGGAAATGCTTCTAATAACGGCATAGCTTCAATTGCTTCGCCATAGTATGCTGAACCTGATGGATGAGAAGGATTGTATAGTGTGTAATCGATCTCGTCGTCTGCTAAAGCAAACTGTGTGATTCTAAAAGAGCCGTCACCTCTAGCTAGAAGCTCTCTACCCTTTTTTGTTAAGATAGCATCAACTGTTACTACCGAATTGTCTAAATATCCCATTGCAATGATTTTAGTATATATTATAAATATAAGGTTACAATAAATTCTTACTCTTCAGATTCTTAACAATACCTTCAATATTACGTTTTAAGTCCGGTGTTGTGTATTTTGGAGTAATGTATACTGGAGACACTACTCCAGGTATCTTCTTTTGATTTGTAATAATAGAAGAAGCATCGTCTACATACCTACGATGAGTAAAGTTTAGGATGTTGATTTGAGGAGGTACTGTCTTGTCGAATTTAACATAGACTTTTCCCGATTTAACCACGTCGGTAACAATGTAAGTATTAACTTCATTACCGTCGAATCTAAACTCATCTCCAACTTCTACTGTAAACGGTAAAGAAGCGCTTGGGAAAGCAGTATTATAGTTTGGTGCTTGAATACGGGTACCGTATACGGAAGCTAATTGTGCAGAGCTTGTTACAGAATTACCGTTAGCAGATCCTGTAGTCCACATTCCTGATGTTTGCACTGTTAATTTTGGTGCTGGGTTTTGCACTAAGTCGAATTCTGCTCCAGCTTTTACAACTCCTAATACTCCAGCTGTAGAGTAAAATTCTACAGTGATGTCATCCGTATTACTGAAGTATTGGTAGTTGTTAGCTAGGTCGAAGGTTAGAGTACTGGTTGCAGGTACTTCAAGTGTTTTTGTTGCTATTACTGTTGAGTTTCTTTTAATACGGATGGTAAAATCGTAAGCTTGAGTTCTATCGTTTTGAAAAGTACCCTGTACTCTAAATGCTACCTGTGCTTCTGAATCTTCACCAAATGTGTAGGTGTTTGAAGCGTAGTAGCCAGGAGCGTCGTAATCTTGGGCGAAACTTAATTGGGTAAATCCTCCGGGTGCCGGTTGATTATTAGTACTTGTAGCTAAGAATCCGTAATCTGTTACGTTTCCTTCGGATGGGAAATTGATCGAGCTTGTGAACACTCCTAAAGTAGTTTCAGTTCCTGCTAAGTATTCTGCTCTTAGACCAGCTTTGTGTACCTTCTTAGTACCGTTTAGGTAGTAACTATTCCCTCCATTGTATAAAGGATCTTGTAACTGTATTTGTACACTACTACCTTGTTCGAAGTTATACCTTGTGTATAAGTATGCATCTGTAACGGCAGATAAATCTACTACAGATTCTTCAGCGTCAATTAAGTACTTAGTGGTATACTGGGTTTTATTTACAATTAGTGGATCTAGTCTCTCAGCAGATTCAGCGTAACCAAAGTATTTTGACATTCTCTCTATAACAGGAGTCTCACCGTAAGATTTATCTCCTGGGGTGTATTCGTTTACTTGTTGTCCTTGTAAGTAGCTACCGTTGTATCTGATACCTGTATATGCGTTTGAAGAATAGTTAGATTCTTGAAGCTCTATGTTACCAGATGGGGAGGTTTGTATGTAATTTAAATTACTAGGCAGTATTCCTGAGTTGTAGTCTACTTTAACAAAGGTTGTGGATTTACGTGCGTTTGTTGCGTTATTTACCAGTACGTTGTAGTCACTATTGTAGAATAATTTAGCAACATAATTTCTAAATACTACGTCTGCATTAGAGGTAGTAGCTACTCTTGTGACATCTACTTGTTTAATAAACTTAAAGTAGTAGTGGTTAGCAAATTCCTGAATTTCATCTACAATAAACTCTTTACCGAGAACATACACAACAGTAACTCTATTTAGTGCGCCATTAACATCTACACTGTTCGATGAGGTTTTATGTATAGTACCGTCTAGTAAATCGTAATCATACTGAATTGGTAGACCTCCGGCTTCACGTTCTAGGTACCTAACTTTAAACTGTCCAGCAGCAGGTTCTGTTTCACGGAATGTGTCTACCCATCCAGGTAGTTGTAAAAGTGCTAGTGTGTTACGTTGTACATTATACGTTGTATATGGCTGCTGGTTAACTTTATATTCATTAGCACTGTTTAGGTCCTGGGTAGTTACTGTTAATGTGCTACCTCCTAACTCTCCGTTAAACTGCGGTGAATTATTGTCAATAATTTTATTAACAGATCCAGATAATGTACTGAAGGATGCAGTGTAAGCTGTTGATACCGTGGAAGGTATTACACCTCCCTCTGATCCGGTTGTAAATGCTGTATCAATAGATCCGCTATACTCTGGTCTAGTCCAGGTAGGAGTAGGTACTACTATCTTACTTCTGTTGAGTATGTGCGGTTTAACTGTAATTCCTGTTGTAGTTACTCCTCTAGCAGGTACAAAATCTTTGATCATCTTAAAGAGCTGATTGTCGAAGAACTTCACCAGTCTTACGAAATCAAACATATCATATCTATCAGATCCTGATAATGCTGTGTTAGCTATATTATTTAGATTAGTATAGCTGCCTGAGCTTAGTAATGTAGGATCCCCAATGTAATCATCAATATTAAATCCGCTAGGATAGCTTCCTGTGATTTGGTTCTCAATATAAGTGTTAAGGTATTTAGCGGGAGCGAATGATACATCTATCTGGTGAGAGTCTTGAGTGTATTTCTTATCATTGTTCTGAATAGAAATGTACTGATTAAGAGTACTTCCGCTTACTAGGCTGCCTGTGTTGTCTAATCTTATCTTATCTACAGTCTCAGCTCTGTTAAAAAAGTAATCATCTTTTTTATACCCTCCAACTTCAGTAATCTCTAATGAACCAGAAGGAATACCGAAACAGTTGATAAGAGCTCTCAATCCTCTCTCAGTACCTTTTGTCTTAATGAGGTAAGGAAGGTTGTGGTATATTCTCTTATATGTTTCCGATAAGATATCTTTATCTGGTGTAGGATCGTTTGATGCAGTTACAAATGTATTAATCTGCTCTGAGCCGCTTTGGTAGAATTCTCCAATAAAGCTTGCAGCTAGATTTGATACTGAGAAGTTTGAGGAATATAATTTTATACCAAACGATTTAAGCACGTCTCTAATCAGATCCTTTGAGACACCAACATCAAGACGGTTATCTGCATCATATTTATCAGTCATTGCCTTCGAATAGATCCAAAGGTTATCGAAATGCTGTCCAATCATATCGAGGAATAGATTGTACGGAGCATTAGAAGAATCTTCTCTGATAAATTCAGGTACTGTGTACGTTAATCTGCTTTCGTTTAATTCATCGTATAGAGAAGCAGAAGCTACTTGCTCGGTAAACCAGCTTGTGGAATTTGATACAGTATCGTTTATATATGGAATATTAGCGTTGGTTTTAGGCCAAGCTTTGCTTCCTGATTTAAAATATAGATATTTCTCGTAATCATCGAACTTAGAGATAATACCCTTAGTTAAATTATCGTACTGAGGTTGATATGTTGTTGAGATTGAAGCACTGTAGTTATACTGCTCTAACAACCCCATCTTGTAATGGAAGTTCCTTAATCTCTCTTCAGCAGAGCTAAAGTGAATAAAGTTTTCATAACCTGTATAGTCGATACTTAATTCAACACCGCTAGAAGATAATTGCGTAATAACTCCATGTAATGAGCTAGTTACATCGAAAGAGTAAAGATCGTTGTAATCAAAGTATTCAGTAGGTTGTACTCTTTCCTCTCCTGTATCAATATTAAAGTTAGCTCCTCTCAGTGTTGGGTAAATAGGGGCGTCAGGAATAAATTCAGCTTGAATCTCAAATACTACGCTATCGGAAACAATCTCATCAAAAGTAAATCTCGATTTAGTTGTGTAGATTGCTGGTAGTGGTTCATATAGCTTGATAAGGACTGAGTTCTTAATATCAATATTGAGACCGATTAAGAGATCGTTGCCTCCGAAGTTTAATCTAAACTCGTTAAAATAAGCTCCAGTAGAAATACCTTGCTGAATTTCACTAACTAACGCAGTAGCATCGAAAGTAGGACTTACTGGTAGTACTCGTAGCTCTGTTCTATCAGCTGATATCTCTTGAATAAAGAATTCTTCTGGTGAGATGTTATTTAAGAAGTTATAAAGTAACTTTACATCTCCTTGATCGTACCCGGCTTGAAGAGCGTCTCTTTCAGGATCTATGGATAGATTAGCTCCGTTCTCAGCTCCTTGTAGTTGTTGAGCTCCTCTGTAACTCAGATTAGAATCTAAAAGAGTACCGTCTAATCCGTAGATGTGTAGTTCGATATTATGCTTAGATTCATCGTAAGCGGAATTAATCTCAAAAGAATCTACTACTGAGCGATCTTCTGCAGAGTAGTTTTCATACCCTACTCCATCTAACGTGGATTGTAATACTGTATAATTAATTTCCGCCATTTGCTAAATTAGTATTAAGATTTGCAATCTCAATATTTGCTTCTAGTAACTGCTGTCTTAGTTGAGATATCTCTTCTAATAACGGCTGTATTGCTTCATTGTCAAGATCAACGTCTACGAGTTCTGAGCTTTTGTTTACTAAATACTCGTGTGAGTTTACCTCTCCGTTTACCGGTATCTCTAAATAAAGTTTATCGTATAATCTAAAAAGTTCATCTACCGTATCTGTATCTTGTACAGGTAATGGGTCAGCAAAAGCTTTAAACTCTCTATCTACGATCTTAGAAAGTCCTGCGCTGCTATAAACTGTTTTCTTTATTTGAACTTTTTGATTAGCCATTTCGTACTACTTTAAAAACTAGATTTTCATCAATAACATTCGTAGAGCCGTCTATTTCGGATTTGATTAACACTCTGTAATATCTCTCTGGTTCTAATCCTTCCATGTATATATCGAAATAATTACCTGTAGTGTTTCTGCTTATTTTAGTAAATGTAGTATCAAAATCGATAACCATCTCTTCGGTATTTTCATCTCTAAGTCCCCAGTAGGAAGCTGTAGGAAGATAGTAGTTAGTTAAATAAACAGAACTTGTTGTAAATGTCCTAGTAGGATATTTAGGTCTAACATGTAAGTTAAATCTCTGTCTACCTACGTCTGTATACTTTCCTCTATTGTTCTTAATTTTCATAACAATATTTGGATCACTTACTTCACTTAATGTAGAGTCAGTTTCGAAGTCGTCCCATTTCAGTTCTAAATGAGGAGGGTATATTGTATGTGAGTTGTTAGAGAAATACCTTAAGTATAGCTGACGGTCGGTTTGGAATTCTAAACTATCTTGTAACTTTACTAAGAATCCGGCGTTAGTGATCTCTCCATTATAATGAGCTTTAATACCTTCGGTAATGTTTATATTTGCATCATGAGTAGATACTACGGTGTGAGATTGAGTCATGTACGTAAAGTCGTAATTTCCTGATCCAGTGTACCATGTACCTCCTCCTATAGAAGAACCTGTGTAGGAAGCTGTAACATTATTTACTGTAGCCCAACTATAAGATCCTGTTGAGTCTATAAAATCCCATGATACACCGCTCGAGTTTCTTGGTGAATCGCCGTACTTACCGTTCCCGGCTGTCCATGTACCAGGAGTACTGGCATATACCGGAAATGCTTCTAATCTATAAGCAGTAGGTACTTCATTTGCGCTTGCTAACATTAGTCGCAAGGAGGCGCTGAAATCTGTTGCTGCTCTATTAGAGGAAGATATATAAGTATTTATAACTGAGTTTACTTCGGCAGTATCGAAAGCGATCACAGAGCGGTTAACATAGCGGTCACTACCTTTGTAATACGATGCTATCTCTAAGATTTCATCTCTACCGGTATTCATGTTAGAGTACTCTGAATATATAGTAGCGTCTTTTTCGGGGAATATTTTAAATACTGCCATCTTATAATGTTGTTATTCTACCTTCAATATCACTATTAGTAGTTCTTAATTCAAAGATACATGGATCGTAAGAAGGGTATACTATGTTGTTCTTAGTTGCTCCTTTAATATCGTATGCATACTGTGAGTAAGTACCTCCTACTTTATTCACAATCTCTACATTCTGTACTGTTTGTACTCCTTTGATTCTGTCAAGTAAGCTGTAAATAGTACCTATATTAATAGGTTGGTTGATATTCCACTTTCTAATATCAAAATGCTCTTGTAAAGCTTGTGTACATCTTAAAAGTACTTCTCTACCTACTGCTCCTGGTCGTAATACGATATCGTACTTAACACCGATATTAACAACAAATGCATCTTTAATGTTGATTGCGTCTGTTAGCATACGGTATTGAGATAGGTACTGTTTAAGGTTGTTTCTAAGGTTTGTACTTGCAGTTGTCAGCTTTCTGTCGTTGTTATAAGCTAGTACATACATCGATAATGAAAGAGGATTACTATCGATAATGTTATCGGTAGTGGATTTAGTACTTGTTAACTGATCTTGTAATACATGTACTTTAGCTACTGATCCAAACTTAGAAGGCATTGATAATGCTCTAACAATATAATCTTCTTTAGTTACTGCTCTTAACTGTTCAGAGTAAGCTTTTAAAGAATTTTGTCTGATTTCTTCAGCTGTATCTCCATCTTTACCTCCAGAGGCTGCTCTAGGGTTATTGTAAGCGATTGTAGATGCTTGAGAAGTATCCGTACCTGTTGCAGTAGCTTGGTTAATTACTGTGGTAATTGTGTTAGCAGGAACGTTAGCTTCAACTCCACCTCCTACTAGATACCTGATAGTCAATGTAACGTTCGAAGGAGCTAGTCCGTAGGTACCTGTAAACATGAAGTTTGAAGGATCGTAAGCGACGTCAATCTTACTTACTCCATTACCTGTACCCAATCCTACGTTTGTAGGATCTGGTGTGATTACTGAGTCATCTTGACCTGTGGTACCTGCTCCAAATTGAAGCTGTAGGTTACCTGTTGATGTAAACCTGGTTACAAATCGACGAGGTACTTTCTTTAGTGAGAGTAAATATGGAGCTAGATTAGCATCAGAGCTTCCGTTAGCTGTTTCTTCAAAAATAGTATCTTGAGCTAAATAAGGTACTTCGTACCAATCGTTACTCCCGTCACTTACATCTAAGATGCCGATAATATCAGAATCTTCTAAAGTAATAGTCTTAAATCTTTCCGGTGATCCTACTGATACTGTCTTAGTTTTTACTTCTCCAGAGAATGCTTTTACTGTCTTCTTTAATAAGAATGTATTAATAGTGTTCCCTGATGAAGCGTAGACGGATACCGTAGTAGGGCTGTATGAGCTTGAGAATCCAAAGTTAACTTTTTCATCGATAAAGAACCTAGCTTGACCTGCTGCTGTTGATTCTAGTTGAGTATTCTCGGGAATAACTAAAGCTTGATTCCAGTTAGGTACGTTAGCGGCTGCTGATACTTGCTGGAATACATCAATATCGACAGTTGCTGCTGTTGAAATCTTCGGACGGTAACCCATCATATAAGCTAAGCTATATAAGTTACCTGGTTCTTGAGCGTACTGGAGTAATGTTTCCTGTAGCTGGATGTCTTGATAAAATGATAATACGTCTCCTACATACGCTACCATCTCCATAAACATCATACCTGGTGATGTTGGTGAGAAGTCATTGTAAGTATCTGGGAAGTAATTCTTAGCGTAGTCAATCA